AGAGACTCGTATGAGCTCGTTGCTAATCCATGTTCGCAAATCCGGTACGGTTGTCGCCTGTGAGTTTGTTGGTATAAAACTCATCGACTAGCAACCTCATTAATATCGATATCGAGACCAGTCACGCGCCAGTAGTCTGATGCACTTTGGCTTTCTATTCTCAGAGCAAAATAGCGGCCAGACGCTCTAACATCTATCTTATGGTCTGTCTCAATATTATACTGCGTTGTGGACTGCCAGGCGACACCATCCTGTGGTGAATTAGAAACACCAACGGATATGTTGACCGATCCTTGGCCCTCTATCTGCGGCATAATGCCGTTGATCTGTTTAATGTTATTCGTGGCTTTTTGGATGACAGAGTCTAAATCTATTTTTGTAGCCTCTACAAAAGAGTTAACCGCATTGCCTGCTGCTCCGTGCGTTTTGTTCAACTCAAAAATTCGTGACGCCTGATAGCCAGCCCCAAATATTGTAAGGCTGCTTGCCTCAGTGGTCAGAGATGAGTTAGACCAAAAGTCAGAGGACTGGCCCCAGGTTCCGACTGCATCATCCCAGCCGCCTTCGGGGTTAAGTGCCTCCGATACCGCCAAGGCTCGTAGATTAGGCAGGTCGATAAAAGTGAATGCGTCCTGCGCCCAGTTGTAAACAAGTGCGCGGTTAGCTGTCTGACTATCTGCCGCATCTGAATCTGCGTAACAAATCATCACCTCCGATCTGTCGTTAATAGTCTGGCAATAAACGCTGCGAGTGTCTGCGACAGCGTTGAAGAAGGTTTGACGAACCCGCTTGTCTACAATTGATCTTTTCTGGTTGCCGTCATGGATGTATATGTCGTTGTGTCCAACTACCAGGTGTTTGTTAAAGAAAGACGCCACTGCACCTCTGTTAATGATGCCGTCATCTGCAAACACTTCTCGGAAACTAAACACAAAAGGTGCGCCGACAAAGTCCATAGCAAAAACGCCACGCTCTGCGTAAATGATCTGCGTGTTGTTCAACGTCAGTTGATCAACAAGTTCACCATTGTTACCAGACAGTACGTTCTCGCCAGCTAGGTTAGTTGTAGATGCGATGTTGTAATCAGTAGGCACAGATGTCGGGTCATACGCATCTGACCATCTGACGGTGTACGGGTACTTGTTAGAACCCTGCTCGTAGCCAGCCATAATCAAGAAAGACTTGTATGGCTTTATATTGCTGGTTATCACGCCAGAGGGCCACGCGGGAAGGTCGGCAAACCTGGTGCCGTTTGGCAACATGTACTGCGGTGCCTGGGCGCCGTTGTTAAACATCATCGCAACACCAAGCTGCTCAGACTGCCAACGGGGGGAGTTACTGTAGTTTGTTGAGTCTGATGTCTTAGTGACATTTGTCATGGTGCTACCGTCAAAGCGGTAAAGCTTCTGCAGTGAGCCTATGACCAGGGTGTTGCTGCCCGCGTAAAGCCAACCCTGGACATGCGTTGGCGCAACAGGTGTTGTAGTTTTTTCGGTATGCCCCAGGGACTTGCCTAACCGCCCTTCGTGAAAAGACACGTTATTACCGGACGGAAACTGTGTAAGTTCCAAGTCGTATGGGTCTTGGTCGGTCACTAAACCGCCAGAACCTATCTGCCTTAGAGGGATATATGCCATTACTTGTTATGCACCAATACGTTATCGACAACATAAGTGTCGTTACCAGTTATGTCTGGGGTGTCGTTGCCAGACACGTTTAGGTTGTATACCTGTACGTTCATAATCACTGCGGTAATGCTCGTAATCTCATCCGCATACTCAACGCCCTGAGCGTTTACGCGGGTCAGACTGTCACCAACATTTAACTGAGTGATCGTCATATCAGGGTGGATAGCCATTGCCGCTTCTGGGCTTATAGCCTTCCAGCCTTCAGATGTTTTGATTGGGTGAGATTCTGTGGTTTGTAGGTCGTTGATGTTGAACATCACACGTTCAGCTTGGTCTCGAACCCGCAGTTCGATGACTTGGTTAACAATTCCATTGTCGCCAATTACCATGTCACCTGGTTGCATATCAGCTATGCGCTTTGAGGTGAGGTCTTCAAGCATGACCATGCTGTTTTCAAGGAAACAACCATATGGAGATTGAGGTTGATCAAAGTGATCTATGTCAAACGTGTCCACAGTTGAGTTATCTGACCCGTCCAGAACCGTCACTGACACGTCAATACCCGTACCGCTCTGCGCTATCCATCCGTAAAAACGGATTACGTTACCCGCGTAAACATTTATTGTTTTTTGAGTTCCAAAACTTGAACCTTGATACCCCCATTTATGTGGACTAGTCCCCGACCCAGGCCAGTTTGAGGAAGATGAGGTTTTCACATCCATTGCCGCAAAGTTGAACTGTCCTGACGAAGAGCCAGAAATCGTTACCTTCAACGTGGCATTTTGGGTCATCGTCACGCCGCTGGTTAGATTTGCCCCTTGCTCAGATGTTGAGTTGCCACTGGTGCTGTTCCAACCCGATTCAGGATCAACTAATGATCGAACCCAAACCTGAGTACCGCCAACCCACACAGAGTTGATCTCCGTGCTACCGATTCTTATGTCATTAATTTGGGTGCCGCCAATGAATATCGGCATATTAAGTCCTGAAATATATGGTGTTTGTGGTTGCGCCAGTGGCTGATTGAGAGATGCTGTACCCGTCTACCGATCCCGCCGCGCAGCCAGCGGCTGCCGCCTGAATTGTTGCGTTGCTAGGGTTAACCTGTGCGCCAGCGGCGATACCCGCTAATTTGCTATTTAATGCGGTGGTAAAATTGACCTGCGTTAGTCCACCGTTGCCAACACTATAAGTTGTGTTGCTGTCTGTGAACTGTGCGTTAGCAGGCACAGGGGTCAACACCTGGCTGTCATCCACTTTGTCGTCAAGTGCGGCCTGCAGTCCAGTCACGTTGGCTATCGTGTGGTCGTGAGAGTTATTGGCGACTGTTGCAGTTATTGATGCATCTGCATCTCCACTGATCGAGGCGCTGCCAGTCACATCCCCAGTGAGAGATATTGTTCGCGCAGTAGCCCAGCGACTAGCGGTTGATGCGTTACCCGATAGTGCTGCGGTTACCGTCCCTGCTGAGAAGTTTCCTGATGCGTCACGGGCCACAATTTTACTAGCGGTGTTTGCGCTTGTAGCCCCGGTGGTTGCAGTGACAGCGCCATCAATTGCAGTGTGAGTAGCTGTAAGTGCGCCAGTTATGTTTGGAAATGTTGCTCGTATTGTGCTTTTGAGCAAACGGATATGATTATCTCCATCCCCCACGTTGTCGCTCGACGTTGGATTGGTTACCACCAGACCGCTTATGTATGTGGATGATTCAAGTGCCATGTTACTTTTTCCTCAAAATTATTTATCGCGCTGAACGCCTTTAACTTTTTCTGCGGAGCGCATGGCCCCAAGCCCAAGCATCCCCATCAGTACAGTTGTTAGCAAAGAACTATCTACTGGCGGGACGGTGAACCAGATGCCAAGTATTGGCGCAAGAATCGTCGAGTAGACTAGAGCGAAGCAGCATGACCAGCCGACTGCTGGCCGCCATCCAGAAACAAAAAGGCTCTTGTGCGCTGCCTCTACCTTGTTAACTTCTAGCTGCGCCAGCGCACTTTCATGCGCCTGTTTCTGCGCTATTGTTGCAATTTCATGCGCCAAAGCGTTTTTCTGATCCTTGTCTTCGATAAACTTGTCCAGTAGACCAGTAACCGGAGCAATCAAAGACCCCAAGATATTCATTCAGATTTACCTAACAGCTTTTGGCATGTCTCTGACTCAAAAATTCTGATCGCCATCCAGATACAAGTAAAAAGTGAGGCAAGCGGTGGAAGCCAGGCAACCATAGTTCCTAGAGCCGTGCTGGCAGCGGCTAAATCAACAGCTTGTTTCGCTTCTTCAGTCATTTTTTTTCCTAGTACGTCCATACGACAGGGGTATCCTCACGAATGTCCAGATGCACAAAAGTCTTAGCGATGCCAACTCCTGTAAATCCCAGCGCCATTGCGTGTCTAACTATTTCGTGTCTCTGCTTCCCGTTGCTTACCGCAATGTCAGCGGCAATCCCCTTGGTATGACTCCCGCCACCATTAGGTTTGTTTATCTCTGCGCTGTGGCTGGGGTCTCTGTAGCCACTGGTAATCGTGCAAGCCCAACCCAATACGCCGCGAAGGTGATCAAGCTTGTAGATCAACTCGTCCTCAATGCGGTTCTCTCCAGTTTCCTGGCACTTGAACTCATCTCTTGTGAAGTATTTAAAGTCGCTCATTTATAACCACTCACCTAAAACGTGTTGAAGGCTCTGCTCTTCCAAATTGCGAGAGGCATCGCTCTCTTTGATTCTGTATATCGCCGCGTTAACGCCTGTCAATTTCTCAAAAATAACCAAACGCAGAGGTAGTATTACCAACGCAAAAAAATGAAATTCACCCGCGTCATACAACCCTTTTGTTTTCTTAGTGCTAAAACGCCAGTAGCGGCTGCCATTTATTGTTTCGACCTGGTTGGTACTTTTGACTTGGCATTTTAGGAAAGAGCCGCAATGGCTCTCGACCAGTAAGTCGTAAACAGATGGGATATCGGGTGAGGCTATCGCCTTAAAGTGGCGTTGTAGCACAGCGGAAGCTAAATACTCTCCTGCCTGTCCTATTGCGTTTGAGCGGATTCTCTATTCTACCTTATGTAAGTTAGTTAGCCTAAAATCCCCTATAAACTAAACGTAGTAAAAATAAGGGTCTTTACTGTGAGCCTCTAAAAACTTAAAGGCTGTCGCCAGATGCGTCCCTACAACTTCNGGCTCTATCTTGTATATGGTTACAGCGGTACGTTGCTTGGGTATCTCCGAGACACTGTGGGGAACGGCTGAGTTGTGGAAGTACCAACAGTTTGCGTCATATTTAACTGTTTCAACCACGTCCCCCTCCATGTCTTCTTTCCATCGCGTGACAGCACCTTCACCATGTAACAGGCAGTTGTAAGACCATTTTCTTATCGTGTCCGTGTGNAAATGGGCGTAGTCAGTGTCGAAGCGTTGAATCGTCACAACCCATTCGTCACTCAAATCAATAGGTATGTTTTCCACGACCCACTGACGCAACGACCAGGGGGCTGTAAGCATCGAAAAAGGCTCTTTTTTAGATGCGGGAATCGCTCTTTCAGATGACAACGACCATTCTATTAGATCAGCGGCCATGTCATCGGGGAAGGAAGGCCAATTCTTCTTTTCGTAATACTTACCCATCTAGTGGTTCTACTGAATTGTAGAACTCTATGTCTTTAGCGAAATAAAGCCTCATTCTTTCGTAGCAGTCCGACGGCAACCACGTCTCTACAGGTTGCTTAAACTCTTCGGGAGTCCCTGTCGGATTTCTCTGGATGTGGGGAAGATTAACAGACACGTTTTTACCAAGTGTATCGCTTAGAACTTTGTTTGTGGCCGCTTCCGCATCTTCAAACCGGTATGCGTCCACAACTGTTTCTCCGTTGTGGCAAAAAAACTGTTCGTAGCTGAATGGTCGGTCTGATTTCTGACCCGTAAGCATATGAGCGGCAAAAGGCATCGGTGACGTTTGCCTTACCAAGTTACATATCTGAGTTAAAGGGTCTTGATGTTTGTCGAGAACGCCAATGAACCTAGCCAGAAAAATACTTGAAACCCATCTCTCAAAAGGTTCTCTAACAAAAGCAAAAGCGCGGAACTCTTTAAGTTCGTCTTCTGTCATAACCCCTGTATCAACTAAAACAGATGGCCTCATGTGGTATTTCTTTATATTGTCAAAATCCACTGAGTGGCTAAGAGAGCGAACAATATCTGTTTGATCAGAGATTTCAGCGTTCTGCAAAGCGTGTTGAACTGAGTTAGATGCAGTGCGGGGAACTGCTACGAACAAAAGTTTATGCTTTTTTGAAAGGTACACTATGATGCTCCGGTTGTGTCTGCGTAACCATCCATTACGGTGGCCCCTGGTGTAAGTCTGCGAATCAGATCCTCTTGCATTGGCCCTACAGTCGGCCCCTTCCAGCGGGCAGCGACAGTTGTAGGTGTGAGGCCATCCTTCCATTTTTGGAAGGCGAGCAGCCCAAAACCGCCGTTCACTACATCACGGGCTACACCTTTAAAATTGACGCCTGCTCCATGAGTCTCACCTGTAACTAGAGTCTCAGATGCCTCTCTGTAGGTGGTCTGCTTCAACTGACCTGCGTCATCTACTGCCCAGGTGTCCAAGCGCATCTTGATCACATCAACGTCTGGGTGTCCGTGGATAGGTAAGTTTGGGCAAGGGTGTATCAGGTACAGTTCAACCTGAAACTGACCGCTTCTAAACAAGCAAAAAGAGGTGGCATCGTCGCTTAAATTTACAACTTCGTCTGGTGGTGCAATTGGTCGATTCGCAGCATTCCACCACTCGCAAAACTCCCGCACTGTTTCCCAATGCGGCACCGCGTGGCCCCGCATCGGGTTAGCACTGAAAACACCCGGCTTTGCCATTTTAATGGTCATTAGCTGACCGCCAGTTCTGCTGTTGGGCGCAGTGTTAAATATCGGTCAGCGTACTGCGATGACAAATTAGCTTCGTGTGCGCCTTGTAGATGCTCTAAGAAATCCGAACCACCTTCGTGATCAAGGCAAAGCTGCAATACTTGCTGCTGGGTGATACTGCTGTAATCGATAAATGAATCAGACAGAGTGTCAGTGTTCAGGTATGTCAGTATTTGACCTTCGCTGTTCACTGCGCGACGGAAATCGGCGTCAAAAAACTCTATCTGCCACAGCACTTTCTTGACTACGTTTTCGCGTCCGTCTTGTTCGGGGATCGTATATACCTCTAGTATTTTTGCTTCGTACTCAATGTTCATTAGTTGTGTCCTCTAATAATGTTTTTGCTAACCCGACTCGTAACTTTGCAGCGCGGGTTAATGTTCTCTCTGCCAAGCTTTTAACAGCGGGTAACTCGTCTGCAAAAGGCAATGCTTTCTCCAAAGCGTAGGCAAACATCTCGTTACCGTTGGCTGAACCTTTTTCAAACACATCAACGTAATTAAATACGGATGCATTTTCAGCAAGCATTCCGTAGTTCATAGCCATCTGGCCCGACAAAACATTCGCAATAAGTAAATCGCTTTTATGATTCATATGCCTTGGCATACGAAGCCGTTTAGCTGTCTGCAACACCCCCGAATCTGAATCCGGTATTTCGGCCCATCGCGCTGGGTTGATAATAAACACGCTCAAATCCAGGTGTTTTCTACCAATCTGGCTGCCAACAAGCCCGTAGGCTTGGCTGTGCTTTGGGTGATCGCTAAACACACCAGCGCGGCCCAGGCAGATGTCATACTCACTTAGCAAATCCCAAGAAGGTAAGTCTCCGCTATTCACGTCCAAAATTACGCCGCTTTTTACTACTAACGCTGGCTTCTCAATATTCTTTAACGCCGTGGCTATAAACCCACCTTCGTATGGCACCACCTTGCAGTCCCAGTCAGGCATGTTTGCTTTTACAGAGTTAACTGTCAGCGACGCCAGCTTGTTGCACTCGACTACTAAAACTTCGGGGCGCGACATGCTCAACTCCTATGTACTGATCAAAAAACCTAGTCAGATTATCTCGGTGATTGTCTTGGTCTGAAGGTATCAGCCCAGAACAGTCACTACTTAAAACTGATTTCAAGCGGTCTGCTCGAAGAGAGCCTTTGTCTTCTAACGCTCTATATATCGCGGTGTATGTACACCACTCATCGCGCTTGCCAAATAAGTAAACTTTCTTGCCTTTTGCCAAAGCCACAATTCCCATTTCGCTGTTTTCACAACAGCCCACAATCGCCGCTCGATCTAGTATTGCTTTTCCACTTTTTTTCTTTTCAATGACATTCTTTGCGCCGTACTTGTGTACCAGGTGTTGGTACACAGTTGGCGACGTAAGCGGGTGGCACTTCAGCTTCGCGCCCTGGGCCATCGCTCTTTCGATTTTCGGCCAGTCGGCAACTTTTTCTAATATGTTCGTGCCTGGGAGAAAAATCACAAAGTCATGGCTGTCGGAAGTAGACCGTAATCGGTACTTGTCTTCGTTGTTCTCAGCAATATCCCTAAACAGACGTTCACCAGTTGCGTTAATTTGGCTGTTAGCTGCTTGCTGCATCGTTTGAGATGCGTGTTTTATACTTGCTGCTCTTAGGTAAATGAACTTCGTTAGCAAGTCCGTATAAACGTATCCATGTATCTTGCCGTCGCTGAAGTTGTACCAGAGATCGTATTCGATCTTTGTACCTCTCCAAGTGCCAGGTAACAGCTTCTTAGTTTCAAGTAGTTGGTCGCTTTTTCTGTTTCTTAGTACGTTTCCGCTTTTAAAAAAGTGTGCTGCAGAATTACCAAGTTCGTCATTCTCAGCTAGTTTCTTCAAGTCTTTCTTCCAATTTAGCGATCTGCACTTCAAGTTCAGAGATACGGTCTTCTGTTTCTGAAAAATGCTCCATAATTACATCGAGCGTGTTTTCTAGTTTTCTAGCCATGTCATCCATTAGTCTTCTGTCCACTGTGAGCCATCCCAATACCGGCGATTGTTAGCGCCTTGACTGCCTACTTCGGTCTCATTACCCGTTGCTGTAAGTCTTTCGTAAACCACCGTGGACGTATCCCGATTCGTGTTAGTCGATCTACTTGTCCCTGTGTCATGCGCGGTGGTGTTGTTAGTGTCAAAAGTCGTAGTGAACGACGTAGTAGTTGCACGACTAGTGCCTGTGGCGCGAGTAGTGTTAAACGACGTAGTAGTTGATCTGCTTGTTCCAGTAGCCCGCGACGTATTAAACGACGTAGTAGTTGATCTGCTGGTGCCAGTGGCGCGAGACGTATTAAACGATGTGGTGTACGACGTAGTAGTTGATCTGCTGGTGCCAGTGGCGCGAGACGTGTTGAAAGTCGTACTAGTTCCTCGGCTAGTAGAACGAGAGGTTCCGAACGTAGTGGTGCGAGAGGTGCTGCGAGAGGTTCCACGGCTGGTTCCGCGAGAGGTACCGCGGGTTCTGGCGAGCCTCTTAATTCGATACTGTGTGGTCGTGACGGAATAAGAGTCAACAATAGAACTGTGTGTAGCGCCCCGCTGGTATGTAAAACCGCCTACCGAATAAGTGGTGCTGGCTAATAAAGATGTGGAATTTAATTGACTACCGTAAAACCAGAATTGGGTGCCAGTCTGACCAGAACCAGCTACACGTTGTACACGGTAATTTGTGCTGTACGCTGGGTAGCTTTGTGCGTGTGTTGTTGTGTTGAACGACGTGGTGTACGACGTGGTGTACGACGTGGTGTACGAAGTGCTACGCGACGTGTTAAACGACGTACTGAACGACGTAGACCACCCCGCACCTGTAGAGAAAGAAGTCGTGGTGTTGAACGACGTGGCGGTTGCTTTGCTGGTGCCGCGAGAAGTACCGTAAGTAGTCGTGGTGTTAAAGGCTGTAGCCGTAGCGTTGCTTGTACCAAAAGTAGTGGTCGTGTTGAACGCTGTCGTAGTCGCGTTGCTCGTACCAAAGGTGGTGGTCGTGTTGAACGCTGTGGTGGTCGCGTTGCTCGTACCAAGGGTCGTACTATAAGTAGTTGTATAGCTGGTCGAAGTGTCAAACGCTGTAACTGTACCAAAAATGGTACTGGTGTCTCTGGTTGTGTCATAGACAGCATTCCAGACAGTGCCTAACGTGCCGTTGTTGTTGGCAACCACATAGTTAACGCCATAAAGCGTCCCCTGGTCACCTTTAACAAAAATCTGCGTGGGTTCTTTTAAAGTACCGCTGTCGTTAACTTTAATAGTCATAACGGCCTCTTAAACTACATACCAAACGTGTCCGTTAGCAAAGCCACTGGCGCTTGTTGGCGCTGTCGTGACAACAGATTGTGTTCCTGCGTTGTCTAGCTTAGTTTTTAAGGCAGTAGTAAAGTTCTTCTCTGTGAGGCCGCCATCTCCGACATTGTAAGTAGTGCCTACCCCTGTGACTGTAAAGTTTGGATATGTTCCTGACACAGTCGTTGTTCCCGCGCCCGTGAGCGTTACCGTCTGGTCAGCTTGTGCAGCAGTAGCGTATGCACTTGCGTCTGTTGTGGCCGCTGTGCCTAACCCTAAGTTAGTCCTGGTTGTGCCGACATTGTTGAGATCAGACAGGTTACTAGTCGCTAGTAATGCACCCGACAACGATGCGTATGCATTCAACCAGGCGCTACCGTCATAGACTTTCATTTCGTCTGTCGTGGTGTTGAAATACAAAGTACCCGCAACAAGTGTGTTGCCATCGTTATCGTTAGAAGGATTTGACGCTTTCTGACCCAAATATCGATCATCGAACGAATCAAAAGCCGCTAATGCGGCATCTCTTGCAGCTTCTGCGGCTGACTGAGCGGTGGTGGCTGAAGATGCGCTGTTTGATGAGACTGTGGCTGATGAAGCCGAATTTGCCTCTGAACCTGCCGCATTTGTCGCTGAGTTTGCCGCATTTGTCTCTGATGTAGATGCCGCGTTTTTTGATGCAAGTGCAGATGCCTCAGATGCTGATGCTGTTGACGCGCTTGATGCCGCATTATTTTCTGAGGCCAGAGCGTTAGACGCAGAATTTAATGCTTCTGACGCTTTGGTAGTCGCAGTTGAGGCCGATCCAGAGGCAGAGGTTGCGCTTGATGCCGCATTATTTTCTGAGGTCAAAGCGTTAGACGCAGAATTTAATGCTTCTGACGCTTTGGTAGTCGCAGTTGAGGCCGATCCAGAGGCATCTGTTTTCGCTGACTCAGCCAAATTCTTGGATGCGAGTGCATTTGTTTCCGCGCTCTCAGCATCTGTTTTCGCTGACTCAGCCAGATTCTTGGATGCGAGGGCAGATGACGCTGATGCCGCAGCCGCATTTACACTTGATGTGACAGACGAAAGTGCGCCAGTAGCAGTTGATGCGGATGAGGCTGCATTTGATTCTGATGTGGCTGCCGCGTTTTTTGATTCGAGGGCAGATGCCGCTGATTCCGCAGCCGCATTTTTAGATGCTANTGCATCGACCTCTGCCGCTTCCTGAACAGTTGTGTTCGATATGTTCTCGTAAAAACCTGCCATATTTTAGTATCCGTTCCCAACTTCTGGTGTTGCTCCCGAAAACTCGCTGTAACGGAGGTGCGCCATCATGCGACTAAAAGCGTTCTGGTATCCTGCTTCCCATCTGCTGTTGTCCGAGCCTAAAAAATTACCTGCTTCTGCAAGCGCACCATATAAATACAGTTCTGGAATAGTTTGCAAAAGGACGTTTGTCTGATTGGAGTCAGTCAGCGCGTCTACCTCGTAGTAATAAATCATTTCCAAGGTGTCGCTTGCCGTAGGTGTTGGCGTGGGAAAAAACAAAAGTTTTCCTGCTTCACGCGCAAAAAACTGGGGTGTCCCAGAGTCTTGCACATATGATCGAAGCTGCGTTCCACTCAGACGCTGTAACGGTCTGTCGTTGTAGAAAACATCTTTTACTTCTAAGAAATCAGAGGGGATCGTAGACTTACCTTCTGAGTCTATGGTCACTATGACCTTTTTTTCTATCGTTGGTATCCGAACTTCATGTGCTATTCGACTTTCTACCAACCGAATAAAATCTGGTATTTCCGTTGCTAGGTCGGTTCGATTTAACCAATTAGCAATTGAGGCTTTGAGGCCGTTATAAGTGGTCATACTCATAGTCTGCCGCCGCCTGTGCGAAGATATGCCCACTCCGGTGAGTTTAGCTTTTTCTTCATTCTCGCCAGGTCTTCTTTATTCGGGGCCATGACGTTTATGCCTTCGTTCATCCACTCTACTGCCACAACATCAGGTATGGTTGCTACGCGCACCATGTCACCCATGCGCTGCCCTTCCGCTTGCTCCCTGGCTCGCTTGTTAGCTTCCAGTATTGCAGTTACGTCTTGAGAGTGGCTGATGTGGATTTTGTCATCGCTCTGATCGTGTTGAACATTTGCGATCATTTCGCCAGTTTGGAAACCAGACATTTGTAACCTCCCTAAATTAATAAAAGGATGGCCCCGAAGGGCCACCCAGTTTTATTGCTTTAAGCAGTTAGGGCGTTAATCAGACCAGATGCTTTGTCGTTTTCGCAAACCAAAGTCTGCTCAGTCAACATTTGCTTCTTCTCGCTATCGCCGTTGCGGGCAAGGTTNATAGTCTGCATTGGACGCAGAACTGCACGGCTCCAATACTCTGTGTCCAGCACGAGACAAGAGTTATTTTGGAGAAATCTATTAGGGACAACCGCGCACTCCGAGAACGGACTAACGTATAAATCGACGCTGTTCACAATTTTGGTGCCGGTGCTGAAGTCACGGTTACGACCAGAGGACGCTGCGAAGTTAGCAACCAGAACAGAGTGAGATGGAGTCACCTGAATCTGGTTCGGATCGCCACCAGCTTCATACACAGACTGCAAAGTACCTAGCAAAAGAGCTTCGGTAAAAGTACGGTTAGAACCGGCAGTGTTAGTTGTCGCTGCGTTGATCTGATTCTGAGCCGAGGTTAGCTGACGAGCAGTTGTTGAGTTACCGGCAGTACCTGCCTGTCCAGCGCCAACGAATGCGTGTTCGATGTCACGACGCATTTCTTTTCCTTTCATAGCGATGTTCATCGCCAGATCAGAATCGCGGCCATGCTTCTCAACTGCTTCAGAAGTTCCTGAAGACTGAACTACCTTGGTGAAAATCTGCGTGTTAGCAGTTTTCATGGTAGTGGTGTTCATACTTGCTGCGCCTGCATCCGCGCCTTCAACTGCGGCGTTAGCGCCTACAGCAGAAAGTTCTGAGGTCTGCCACTGGTGTAGCGTGGCTGATGCTGTGCCTGTTCCGATTGAAGAAGTGAACGGCGTGAGGGTCGGGCTGATATCATAAATTATAGACTCGATATCGGATTTGAGGCCAACCTGATCAAATGTCTTTAAAGTACCTGCTACTACTGGCATGAGAAAATTCCTAAAGTTAAGTTTTATTCAAGAGGGCTTGAACTGCATCTTCCATAGAGCCGGACTTCTTGAGACGTTCACGCGACTTGCGGTAATTATCTTTTTTGCCCAGGTCTTTTGGTTCTGCTTTCTTGCCCGATAAAGTTTTTTTCGGTGACGCTTTAACTTTCTTTTGCGTTACCGATTTAGCCTGGTCAAACTTCATAGCCTTATACAAAGCCGTAATCATCCTGTGGTCGTGTGTCTCATTAAATTCTTCTGAGGTAACACCTAACGACTGTGTTGCGTACTCACCGATTGAGTAATAAAGGTCGTTGTTCCAGTTAGGGATCGTGGATTTGAGAACAGTCAGGCTTTCTTTGGCGCTTTCTTTCGCCGCTGCCTGTTGCTGTTTAGTGGCGCGTTGTTGATGCTCTTCAGACTGTGCGCGAATAAAATCGTGCGTCTGCTTAGTTTGCTCAAACATCGCCTTGGCTTGCTTGTATTGATCAGGGTTTTCCACTGCCGCTTGCTCCCAGTTCACATTATCAAAACGTGACAGGTCTGCTCCGGCTGCGGTCAAGAGGGCGCTCAGTGTGGATTCGTAANTTGCCGTTTGTTCTTCGGCGGCTTTACGCTGTTCGGCAACAAGTTGCGTCTTCTTGGTGTAATCGGATTGTCGCATGTAACCAAGTTTAATCTCTTCGACCGAAACGGACTCGCCGTCGATCTCAATATTGCCTTCGGTTATATACTCAGGTGCGCTTTCAGATTCATCTTCAGATTCTTCGGTTGGGTCTTCGACCTCNTCTGATTCTTCCGACTCTTCTTCAACTTCCTGCGACTCTTCGACCACTTCATCAGTGATTTCTTCAACCACCTCTTGCTCTTCTTTAGGCTCTTCGGTTTGTTCCTCTGGTGAGGATTCCATAGCGGCCTGCAGTCTAGCGATAATGTCGTTACCACTTGGTTCAGTTGAGTCCGTTGCGGTTTGCTCTTCTGACATGGTTATTCTCCTAGTTTACACCTGTTCCTGTGTCTTTGTTAGTTCATATGTATTGACCATGCTGGCAAGCTGCTGCACAAAGACCTGTCCGGCCTTAAACATGTTGTATAAACGCTCCCTCTCAGCATCTGCTTCTGGGGGCGTAGCTAAAATTTGATCAACAATTTGCGCGTTCATCGTTTCAAAAGCTTTGTTAAAAACAACGCTTCCTAACATTTCAGTTGCGGCGTTGGCTTCGGTAGCCAGGTCGCCTGGTTCTGCATCATTCATCGGGTAACTCCACAGTTGTGGTTGGTTTAGGTTTAATTTTTGCCATACGGCCCCGCGAGGGGGCTTTAGGCATTGCAGTGTCTTTATCCAGTTTTCCGTCTTTCCACTTTTGAAATTCATCAAACGCCTGTTTTCGCGTTTTCTTCTTGGCGTATTTTTTTTCGTTGGCGTTCTGTATAAATCCAGCCCACTTAGCTTCTAAGTCAGTCATTAGCCAATACTCACATTACGTTTTTGTTCAGATTCAAGCTGCAGTTCTGCTTCTGACATTTCCATGTCGTGAGTCTGCTTCTCAACGTCCAACATCAACCGACTCTCTGTCTCTTCCTGGTTGTGCTGCATATTCTCCATCTCGATGAGCATCTTGTTCTGTTCCTTCATCACATCGAGCTCTAGCTGACCTTCGAGTACAGCAACCTGTCTTGCAGTCATACCCGCGTTGAATTTCTCAACTTCAGCCTGCTTGGCTGCGGCCTCTTCCTGCTGCTGCTGCATTTGCTGCTGTTGCTGCTGGAACTCTGGGCTGTTGGGATCGAACAGGTACATGCCGCCAGACTTAATGTTCAGCAACTCATACGCACGACTCAGCAGCGCGTGACGCTGCGGCGCGTTGTACATGCCACCCACATTGGGGTCGTTGGGGTTCATAGTGAACTGCTGATCAAGTGACAACAGTATCTGCGCTTCTTGTGCCTGCTCTTCAGGCGTTAGGGCCACAGCGACAGACATCTCTGTGCGGTCACCTAAGAACTGCGGATTAACAGGAATAAACTGGCCGTCTAGCTGAACCATCTTTTCCTGCGACTCGTTCTCCACAGCCAACTTATAAATGTCATGCATCAGTGGCTTCAAGAAGTTCTCAGCCAAGTTGCGGGCCATGACCATAATTCTTCGGTTACTGGCGTTCATAAACTGAGTGATCAGGTCAGAACTGTTCTGCTTACTAACAACAGTGCTGTCCATGCCACGGGCCATACGGCTCATGCCGCTCCGCGCTTCCTTCTCAGTTTCCAGGTTCTCAATCGCCTGGAAGACGGTGCCTGAGAGGTTAGGCATCGGCATAGGTCT